CGATCGGGCGGGTAAGTTGGTTGCGCTGGGCTGGTCGCCCGAGCAGGCCGCCGCCGCCGAGGGCCTCGACTTGCCAGCGCCCGAGGGTCAAGCGTCGGCACCTCCAGCGCAATCCACGCCGACGCCCGGCACCGGGCCGGCACCGCTCGGCGATGTCGAGCCGTCCACGCCCGAGCCAGCGACCGGCGACGATCCAGAACGCGCCGCGATTGTCGAGGGCCTCCGGAGGCTCGGGCGGCAAGGTCTGATCGTGGAAGCGGTCGCCGCAAAGTAAGGGTATCGCTGTCAGCTATGCAATGTCACAAGCGGCATACAGCGGTATAGTGGCTCGATAGAAGCCCACACTCAAGAGGCGCCATGGATGCCCTGACACGATCCGCCCGCTTGTCTCGACTGCTACAAGGGCGCGGGTATGCGATTACCGGATCGCTGCTGACCGATACCAGCGAGCGCGGCGCGGTCGTGCTGCTGGATCCAACTACCGGCGGCGAGCTTGCCGCCGAGGCCGATCCGGCGTGGGTGCTCAGCACGCCGCGCGAGGCAACAGACGGTCACATTGTCCAGATGCATTGGGATCTGTCCCGAGGCGCTCAGGGCGGGCCGGGCGTGCCGGTGCTTTACAACCACAATCGGGACGCCCTCGCCGGGCAATGGCGCGCGCTCGCCGTCGCCGAGGTTGACACCGCCAGCTATAGCGGCGAAGCGCTGATCGGTCGGTCCTATCTGCCCGGTGTTACCGCCCTCGGGCGCGATATTGCCGAGCAGGTTCGCGCCGGCTTGCTTCGGTCCACGTCGATCGGCTGGATTCCAGGTGAGAAGATCCGCCGCTCAGAGCTCGATCCGCTCGATCCAAACTGGCGCGAGGCCGCTGAGGATGAATGTGGCATGCCCGCCGAGGGTTACGTGATGGGCTCCGAGGCCGCGCCGAATCGGTTGCTTGAGGCTTCGCTGGTAACCATCCCGGCGCAAGCCGACGCCGTGAGCCTGGAGCACGCCCAGCGCCGCGCGCTTGACGACCTCGGGCCGCTCTTGCGCGCCGACGACGCCACGATTGAAGGTGCGATCCGGTCTGGATCCATGGATCGGCTGCTGTTCATCGCCGCCCGCGATCCTCGCGTGGCGGCATACATTCAGCGCGCCGCCCGTGCTGAGCTGTCCGCACTACTCGCCGAGGCCGGCGACAACAACAACCCCGCCGGGCATACGCTCGGCGATCTCTTCAAATAGGAGCGGCGTCCATGTCCGCAGAAGATCAGGATCTCGATACCATCCTCGGCGATGTCGTCGCCGTTGACAGCGGCACCTCTGCCCGCCAGGTCGTTACGATGCTCAACCAGCATCGCTCAGCGATCAAGCACCTGGATACTGAGCGCGCCGAAGACGCCGCCCAGCTCCGGCGCATGATCGGCGATGCTGAGCGCAAGTTGACCGCCGCCCAGAAGGAAGCGTCTGCACAGTGGATTCCCGCCGGCGATGCGAGCGACGTGGATCGCCGTTTCCTGAACGCCGACGGCTCGCTCCGGCTCGGGAGCGTTGAGCAGCGTACCGCCCGCCCTGACGGCTCCGTGCAGGTCAAGAACATTCGCGGCCTGCTTGACGCGCCCGTGGGCGTCAGCCGCCAGCACGACGATCTGATCCGCGCCTATCAGGCCCTCGCCGTGGCCCATCGGCTTGCCGGTCGCTCCGGCAGCGCTGGATCGGTCTGGAGTCACAAGCTGGTCGCCCGACAGTGGGACGCGTTCACCGATGCCGCCCGCAGTCTCGGCGGCAAGTCTGGAGCGTGGTTCCGGTCGGTTCTCAGCGACCCCGCCGCCCTCCAGCGCGTGATCGACGGCTCCGCCGGCAAGGGCGGCGAGCTGATCCAGAACCCCACGATCAGCGCTGTTCGCCGCCCCACTGATCTCGCTCGCCGTATCCCCGGTCTGATTCAGACCCGCCAGGCGCCGAGCACCTCATTCAAGGCGCCGATCGTCACCGGTCGAGCCCTCGCGAAGCTTCGCGGCGCAACCCAGAGCGATCCCAGCCGATTCCCGCTCAACAACTTCACCACTTCCGACGCCACGATTAGCGTGGTCAACCGGACTGTTACCGCGCTGCTGGACAGTCTGTGGGCGACCGACAACGGCCTGATCCTCGCCGACCCGATCGGGTTCGTGATGGACTGGCTCATGATGGGTGATGCTGACTCTCTTGAGATGGCATTCCTTCACGGTGATACCGCCGGGACTCACATGGACGCCCTCGCGACGTGGACCATGGGCGGCATGTACGCCGCTGGCGATCTCGACGGCTCCGATTCGGCGCTCAAATTCTGGATCGGTCTTCGCGGTCGTGCTCACGACGACAGCAACACCGCCAGCGCGGGCGGTACTTTCTCGGCGGCTGATCACTTCGGTGCAATCGAGCTGCTCGGAAACCGGGCCGGCGGCGATGTCGCCATGGTCACTGGTCTGCACGCGCTGTACACCCAGCTCTTGCCGCTCGCCGACTTCACGACTGTGGATGTCGCCGGGCCGCGCGCTACCCTCCAGACTGGCGAGCTCGGGCGCATCGGCAACACTCCGGTGATCATCTCTCAGATGCTCCCGAACCAGTTCGACACCACTTCGGGCCTGTACACCGGAAGCAACGCCGGATCTATCGCAGTCTACGCCGATATCTCCGCCTATGCTCACTACGTGCACGACGCCGGATCGGACGATTTCGACGTGTCGTATCCCGAGCGCGGCGCGCAGTATATCGGCATGACTCGCCGATCCGTGCTGACTCCCGAGGTGATCAGCACTGAGAAGCCCGTCGCCGTCCTTTACAACCTCTGATCCGGAGCTTTTCAATGTCTGCTGACACCGTAAACAAGCAGTTTCCCCTGATCGCCGGAGCCGGCGGCCCGGCGCGCGTCTATCTGGTTCCTCCGACCGGTGAAACCTGGAAGATTTCCAGCGTCAAGCTCATGCCGAATGAGACCAGCGCCGCCCACGCCAGCAACTACGCCAGCCTTCAGGCATTTCGGGGCTCTTCTACCGCCCTGACCGCCGCGCGGACGACCGCCAGCGGCGGCGGCGGTGCCTTGACTCAGGGCACTATCGACAGCTTCGCGCTGACTGCAACCGGCGGCGATCTGGAGATCAGCGCCGCTGAGCCTTTCAGTTTCCGCGTGGCTCAGGTCAGCTCGGGCGTGGCAGTCGCCGGCACCGTGATCGTGACCTTCGATCGGATGCGATTCTGATGGTCACGATTCAGTACAACCCGGCGCCGAGCGTGCCCGATCATCTTCGCGAGGTGTTCCGAATGAAGGGACAAAGTTTCGCGGCGGGTGAGAAAATCGTCACGACGCCGGAGCGTGCCGCCGCTGTGATCGCGTCCGCTCCGGCGGGCTCGATCAAGGTGATCAGCGGCGAGGCATCCGCCCCGCCCGCCAGGCTCCCGGCATCGCTCAAGCGATCCCAGGATGCTGTAGCGGAGCGGGCGCGGCTGTTTCCGACTGATCCGGCTCGGGCGCTTCACGGTTTGCCACAGCTACCAGAAAAAGCAGCGGCGGCGCTGCTCGGGCGAAACGGCGTCAAGTCGATCCGCTCGGGCGATCACGACGACCGGCTTGCGGTAGTTGGGATCTTCTGCTGGCTCGCCGGGCCGGCTGGAGCGGACGCCGCCGAGGCCGCCGCCCAGCGGGCCGCTACACTGCTCGCCGATTCACAGGGGTAATCATGGCGCTGATCACCGTCGCCGAGGCGATCGCGCGATCGGCGTCTGAGCTATCGAGCAACGCTGGTACTACAGCGAAGCTCACTACCCTGATCGCCCGCGCTGACGGAATGATCGCCACGTTTTGCGGGTATCCGCGCCCGGCGAGCACCTCGGCGCGGACGATGGAATCCGCCAGCTATACGATCTACAGCGGATCGGGCTGGCTGGAGGTCGATCCGAGTAATCACCGCCGGCTGCTGGTCGCCATGTCGCCGCTGACGGTGATTACCTCGATTCACGACGACACCGCCGAGGATTTCGGCGCCTCTTCGCTGGTCGCGCCGAGCGACTATAGCCAGCGCGGCGACGGTGGAAACGTGATCTATCTGAGCCAATCCAGCGCCCACGGATCATGGTCACGCTCGCCGCGACTGATCAAGGCCGTAGTGACGGCGGGATGGGCTGACACGACGGCACCGGAGACACTCAAGCAGGCCGCCGCTGAGCTGGTCATGCACCTATACGAGCTGCCGAAGAGGCGCGGCACGACGAATATTAATCAGGGCAATCTGGTCACGACGTACCGAGGCGAGACAATGCCCGCCCACGTCGCCGAAATGCTCGGCGATTACATTCTATCGAGCTCGCTTGTATGAGCGGCCTTGCCGAATATGTCGCCGTGCTGGAGCGGCTCGCCAGCAATATGCCGGGCCTGCTTCATCCGGCTGTGGAGCGAGCAGCGGATCGCGTCCGCGATGAAGCGACCGAGAATCTCAGCGGGCGCGTTCTACAGCAACGCTCCGGCGACCTGCTCGAGACGCTCGAGGTTGTGACGATCAGCGGCTCCAGCGGTGCCGGGATCGAAGCGACCGCCGGATCGCCGACGGTCAGGTATGCCGCGATTCATGAGCACGGCGGCACAATCCAGGCCGCCGGGGATGGATACTTGCGCTTCCTCGGGCGGTACGGATGGGCAAGGGTTCGCCAGGTCACGATCCCGGCCCGGCCCTATCTTCGGCCCGCGATGGAGGCCGGCGCCGCCGAGCTTCCGGGCGCTTTACATGATGAATTCGTCGCGCTCATGAAAGAAGGCCGCTGACATGGCGACATCCACGCGGGCGATTCTGGAATTCTTGCGCGACACGCTATTGCCCAGCGTGGACGGCTCAGCGCCGTACGTGTACGACCTCAGCGCGGCGGGCGCGGTCAAGGTCGGGATGCCGCCGCGCGACGGGCCCGAGGTTGTCCCGAGCGTCTACCTGTGGACCGACCGATGCCGATACGAACACAGCGGCCCGGCGAGCCTGAGAGGCTATAGGAAACGGCTTCGCATCGGCGTGGCGGGGTATGTCAAGCCGACCGATGCCGACGGCGACACGCGCGCGGGGCGGCTTAACGCCGCCGCCGACCTCGGCGACGACATCGCCCGCGCGATTCTGGAGAATCACCGGCTCGACACCGGATCTACCCGGCTCGCTCAATCCGTCGCGCTGGAACTAACCAGCCTTGACGGCGCCGAGGCCAATCACCCGAGCGGCGGGATCGTCTTCGGACACATCAATATCACCGCGATTCTGGAGGGCTGATCATGGCCTGGTATAGCGACGGCTCTACAACGTGGCGGCGGCGGATGGCGATCAGCGTGATCGATTCCGCCGGCGGCTCGCCGGGCTCGTATGACGTGTCGCTTGAGCTGGCGGCACAGCACGCCGAATTCTGGGCGAATGTACAGACCGATGGGTTCGACATCATCGTAACGCAGAGTGACGGCATGACTGAGATCGCCCACGCGCGCGGCTCCTGGAGCTATGCGGGCAAGACGGCACAGATCGACATCGACAACGCCGGACTAAACAGGGGATCAAGCAAACCCCGGATCCATCTCCTGTGGATCTATTTCGACACCGCCGACACAGTAGCAGGCGATCCCGCTACGCCCTTCACGCCCTCAAGCGCGCTCCCGGCGAGGTGCTGGCCGGGCCGGATTCGCGGGGCGCTGGTCATTCCGCCCGCCCTACCTGGCGATAGTCAGCCGCGAATGATTCAACAAAAATCGGCAGACGATGAAAACGAGATCGTGATCTCGATCGCTCATCTGCTGGACGGCGCCAGCACGGAGATCAACGGCTCGGCGGCGTACGACGAACCGAGCTGGGTTGAGGTCAGCGGCGAGACTGGAACCGTGAGCACCTCGCTATGGAACACAAATTACACGCGGTACGATCTAAGCGGGCGGTTTGTCCGCTCCATCCTGAAGGGCGGCACGACGGCGACCGACTATACGCAATGGTGCAAGGTCGGGATCAGCAACCCTGACGATCCGGTGGATGGTTCAAACGAGCCGCGCAAAGTCTACGATCAACGAATCATTGTCAAAATAAAAACCACACTGGAGACTTGATCCATGCCTCTCAGATCACCGCTCGTTACCGCCGTCGGCATCGGCGCCGAGACTACCGCCGGCACGCCGGTTAGCCGCACTAACTGGGCGATCCCGATGTCCGTTAGCGGGTTTGTCGAGCAGTACGACTACCGCAATATCGAGACGCTCCGGCCTGGCGTCGGCACCGGTCCCGACCCTTCAGACGTGATCCGGCAAAACAACACCGTCACCGGCAAGATCACGCTGCCGATGACGTACGACGGCCTCGGGCTGTGGCTGCTCGGGTGCATGGGCGCGGCTTCGGTCGTGACCACTGGATCGGGCCCATACACACACAAATACAATCGCGGCACGACGATCCACCACCACACGATCGAGCTGATCCGAGGTGATAGCGGCGTGTCTGAGGTCTTCACCGGCTGCTACTTCCCGGCGTTTCGCGTCGTGCTCCAGCAAGGCCGCGAAGCGACGATTGAGATCGATGTAGTCGCGTTCAAAGCATCCGCCGACCGCGCCAGCGCCGGGACGGCGACGTTTGGATCATTCGGCGCCCTGGCGACAAACATTATCGCCGAAGACGACGCCAGCGATCTGGGCTGGAATTCTGCCACCTATGTCGTCAACCGTCAGCTTACGCTGGAGGTTGAGAACGGATTCTCACCCGTGCGCAAGGTGGGATCGCGCGATGTCGTCGCCGCGATCCGGTCGTCCATGTCGCCGCCCACAGTGACCGTCGCTCGGATTGAAGACGGCGACACGCTCTACAACAATCACCGCAAGAATGACGTGTCAGGTCAGGATCTCACGCTTGCGCTCAGCGGAGCGGGCAACCTCGCCGGGACCGTCACGCTGAGGAACGCTCGGATCACCGCCTATCCACCACAGGGGATCAGCAGCGGCGACGGCATCGCCGAGAATGTCGTATGGAGCGGCTACCCTGACGGCTCAGACAACGCCCTGACGATCCAGATCGTCAACAACTCCAGCAGCGGCACGGCGAACTAATGGACGCCACCGCGCACACAGACCCGCTCGGCGAGCTGCTCGTCGCCGCGACACAGACCACGATCCGCCAGCGGATCAAGGGGCGCGAGGTGTCGTGGGGGCTGGAGGTGCTCGATCCATCGGCGGCGCTTGAGGTGCCGGAGGTGCTCGACATGCTTTTATCGTCCGCTCAGCGCCTTTTACGCTCCCGGCCCGGTGCTGCTGGTAATCCGGCGCTCGCCGAGGCTCTGGAGGCCGTGAGGG